AAATGTAAGTGGGCTGATTATTAAAGTGTAATATATTATAAATAGAATAAATATATATTACACAAAATGGGAACTATGCTAAATTTTAAAGATTCTCTTCAATTCGAAGAGACCGAATACAAGGGTAAAAAGGTTACTCTTAATAAGCCTTTTCGTGGAAACGATGGTAAGAAAAAGTTCTATGTCTATGTAAAGAACGAAAAAGGCAATGTCATTAGATTAGGATTTGGAGATCCTAATATGGAAATTAAGCGTGATGATCCAGCTCGCCGTAAGAGTTTTAGAGCTCGTCATCAGTGCGATACTGACCCAGGTCCTAAATACAAAGCACGTTATTGGTCATGTAAATTTTGGGCAAAAGGTAAATCAGTTACTGACTTGACGTAAAATGGCATTATTTGGAAAGGCAGATCTATCAAAATCAAAATATATCGTAGCGATTGTTGCGAAGATAAACGTTGGTGATAAGATAAAAATGTCTAATGGCAAGTCTTATAAATTAAAAAAGACAAAAGATATTATTGCTTTAGAAAAGGTACAAACTGATTTTGCAAAATACAAACAGATTCTATATCCTAATGGTCAATTCGCTGCAGTTTTTACTGACGCAAAAGTAAATTTAAGTTTAAAACCAGATGATATCCTTGATTCGTATGGTACTATTGAACTTAGATATCGTAGCTTCTCTGCTATTCGTGAAGCTGAAAAGGAATTGGCAAAAGTAGGAATCGAATCGAACATAAGTACTCGTGGTCGCGATATTCTTGAAGTTGACACAAATTCATCTGCGTTTAGGAAGGCTAATATTACTTCATCCTTTACTACAGATAAAAGAAAAGAGGCAGTAATGGATGCTCTCGACGGAAGCTTATCATTTAGATTTAACGATATCGATAAAGCTCCATTTTCTGGCATGGGAGGTGGATCACGTAATGCTTTAGGTAAACAGCTTGCAGATGCAGGAGAACTTGCTACGGTGATGTCTTTAATCAAAGATGTTAAAACACCAAAAGATACTGGACAAAAAATATTCATTGATAATCCAGATGCGTTTATAGCGTGGAACCAAACATTTCAATCGACTAAACCAGCAGTTGTTAAGATTGCGGGTAATCTTAATCGTTTTGATATATTGCATGATGCAACTGATAAGTCTGCATTCGCTACTGTAATCAGTGCATTTACAAAGAAGGTAAAAATTGCAAAAGATTCGTGGAATCCAGCCGACATCTTTCTTATTGATAAAAACAAGAAAACACAAATAATTAAAGATCTGCAATTCTGTATTGACAATTACGAAGTTAAGGATGGACTAACTTCTATGTTTAATAACAAGATGTATGATTATTATAAAAAAAAGCAACTATATCCTATATCTCTTAAGCAATTGGTCAGCGATAAACCATCTGTAGATTTTGCAAACGAACCAGGTAAAGCCAAGAAAGCTGCATATAATATTCAAATTGCCAAGTTTAATTGCAACTTAAGCGCTGAAGGAAAGGAAATTGGTTTATTTACATTTAAGAATGTTGATACATCAAAGCAAATTAGCCTACAAGTAAGAGGATTTCCTCATGGATATGGCACGGCTCAAACTGAAATTACATCTGATGGCACACCTTCTGGAGGTCGTTTAGGTAAAATTAGTACCGGAATTGTTGATCGAGTAATGGAAGAGTTCGATGACGAGCGAATTAAAAGTATTACATATTTTGGTAAAACACCAGAAGTATTTGGCGAGTTTGATGAAAAACGAATTAGCGAAGTTTATAGTATGTATCAAACGGTATCTAAACATTCAAAAGTTCAAGACGGAAATAAATTAACAAAAGCTCAGTTTGAGGCGTTAGTCGGAGACGCACAAAGAAATATGGATATCGCATCTAATCTTTGTATGAAAATACAGGGACTAAAAATGATGCATTTCTTTGTTACTAACGAAAAGAATATTTCTACAATTATGAATAAGATGATTAATGGAGCGAAGAAGATCAGCGATGATAATGGATTTTTTATTAAAATTTACTAAACTAACATGAAAACATTTAAAGAACACACAATCGAAGAAGAACAAGAACTCGAAGAAGGTTATGCAATCGATCTAACACCTTGGCAATTTTCACATCGAGGACAACAACCTAAGGGTGAAGGAACATGGGCATTCGATTATAAAGCAACTTTAGATTCTGGTGGAATGATTGGAATGCAACAAGATACATTCTTTTCAAAAGCAAGGTCAACATATAAAAACGCTGTTAAACAATTGACTAAATTCCTAAAGAAAGATTTGAAGGTAAAACCAAAACAAGTTGAAATTAAATTAGCGCCATAATGATACCATTTAAAGACTACTTATACGAATCAGCTAAGTCGGATCAATACGAAATCGATGTAGCTAATCACATTAATACATTAGGAGATAACTTAAAGGCTGAACGTCCTAAGGTTTCTGCTAAATACGCTGATGTTAGAATAGAGCGTAATGGTAATAGTACTTGGTTAGAAGTTAAGATGAATCATACTGATAATCTATCTAATCCAAGAGTATTCTTCGATGGTAAAAAATGGGATACAACGTATAACACACCATCGGCTAAGTTGGCAATTAATAAATTAAATAAGTCAAAAGAAGCTGCAGAGTTTCTAAAGGCAATTGCTAAATTTTCAGGAATTAATAATCCTAAAATTCCAACTACTAAGAGCGGTCTTAAAGACTCAAATGCTGTACCCTTACAGGTAATGAAAGACTTCTTTGCTCAACCTGGCATTAATAGGTATATCATGTCAGAGCCAAATATCAATTTAGGCAAAGTTGTAACAGATCATTATTTGAAAGGTAAAGCAGAGCCAGCTCATTATATGCAGGCTGCAGATGATTTTTATATGATCGGAACACGTAATCCTTTGAATGTACCTAAGAATGTACCGATACTCAGCGGTGTTGGTCCGTTTAAGATAAGAGTTGCTACAAGATCGCAGTTTTACGAAGTGCAAGCAGAAATTAAGATTAGTGAAATGCCTTCTTCCCGTTATTCAATAAAACCCGGTAGTTCTAAGAGAAACCCATTCGCATGATCAAGTTTAAACAATTTATAGCCGAAGCGGCATCGAATAAAAATACACACATGACACATCTGGAGGATCGCGTTATTTATGGTGGTGTCAAAGGTGCAAGAGAAGCCATCTTTGCTTTAAGAGCAATGCGTGATATGCTAGCAGGTAATAGTAATAAGAATTATGACGTTACTGTTAAATGGGACGGTGCACCTGCAGTTTTCGCTGGCACCGATCCTAGCGATGGTCAATTCTTTGTTGCTAAAAAAGGCATTTTCAATAAAGACCCTAAGGTCTATAAATCAGAAGCCGATGTTCGTGCAGATACATCTGGAGATCTTGCCGATAAGTTGTCAATTGCATTTAATGAGTTGAAGGATTTGGATATTACTGATGTCATTCAAGGTGATATTATGTTTACTAAAAAGGATGTTCAGACCGAGACGATTGATGGTGAAAAGTATTACACATTCCAACCAAATACGATTGTATATGCAGTTCCAGTAAACTCGAAGATGGGTAAAGAGATTAAGAAGGCTAATCTTGGTGTAGTGTGGCATACCACTTATAAAGGTAATGACTTTCCTTCAATGCGTGCATCATTTGGCGTCAATATCACTGGTCTTAAGAAGAAGTCTTCAGTGTGGTATCAATCAGCTGAATATCGTGACATCACTGGTAAAGCAACTCTATCAGCTACTGAGACTGCTAAAGTTACTGCTGCTCTATCTAAGGCAGGCAAGATCTTTAGTAAAATCGCGGGCAATACACTTCGTGAGTTAGAGAATAATACAAAGCTAGCACAATCAATTGAAACCTTTAATAATTCGTTAGTTCGTAGAGGAGAGAGAATCGAAAATACAACTAAACACGTTAATAACTTGATTGCTTGGTTCGCTAATAAGTTTAATAAAGAGCGTGATAAGAGAAAGACTGAAAAGGGTAAGGCTAATGTCACTAAGAAAGAAGAAGAGTTGATGAAATTCTTCTCTAAGGGGAATAAAGATAATCTAAAACAAATATTTGATCTTCAAAACGCATTGGTTGATGCAAAGCTGCTTATTATAAATAAACTAGATAAGGTTAAGCAACTGGACACATTTGTTCGCACTAAGACTGGTTTTAAAGTAACTAATTCAGAAGGATTTGTTGCCATTGATAAGACTACCGATGGTGCGGTTAAACTAGTTGATAGACTAGAGTTTTCAATGAACAATTTCAGCAAAGACGTAATAAAAGGATGGGAGAAATAACACTACTAGCATTATTAAAAAGAAATATCTAGTAGCAGAGTCATTAGACAAGTTGTCATAATTGTATAAATATATGTATAATCAACTTCTTAAAAAAATGAAACCAGAAAATAGCAACATGAATAAATTACCAGAGAAAGTTTTAAACTTTAAAGATTTCTTAGTAGTAGACTATACCCAACAAGCTGGTACTGATATCGATCCAGATGGGATCCTTGCTTATAAAAATAATAAAAGAAAGAAACTACACGCAGGCGGCGGACCAAGTGAATCAACCACAAAGAAGAAATAGTATGTTAGTAAAAGGATTCAAACAGTTTAACGAAGAAAGAGTCAAATCAGTAACATTTACATTTGGCCGATTTAATCCTCCCACAGTTGGCCATGGAAAGCTTCTTGATAAAGTTGCGTCTTTATCGACTGGCAATGACTATAAGGTATTTGCTTCTAAGTCAAACGATGCTAAAAAGAATCCATTGGAATATTCTGAAAAAATTAAGATAATGCGTAAGATGTTTCCTAAGCATGGAAGAAACATTGTTAATGATAAGAGTGCTTCAATACTACACGCAGCATCATCGTTATACTCTCAAGGTTATACTAAAGCAAAACTTGTAGTTGGCTCTGACCGTATCAAAGAAATGAGCTCGCTCCTTAATAAGTATAATGGAGTTAAGTCGAAACATGGATTTTATGATTTCGAAGGAGGTATCGAAGTTGTATCTGCTGGAGACCGTGATCCAGATGCAGATGACGTTTCAGGAATGTCTGCCTCTAAAATGAGAGCAGCTGCAGTATCTGGTGATTTCCAAGCATTTTCTAACGGTCTTCCAAAATCATTTGGTGATAAGCTATCAGTATTCAACCTTCTTCGTAAAAGAATGGGATTGAAAGAAATGGTTAACTTTCGTAAACACGTACAGCTTCCAACAGTTTCAGAAAAACGAGAAAGGTTTATCTCTGGTGAAATCTTCAATGTTGGAGATAGAGTTCAGTGCCAAAAGTCGAATCAAAACTTTACCATATCTGAGCGTTATTCGAATTATGTAGTGAGCGCTATCGGTACTAAGTATTTTATTAATGATCTTGAGGAATATTCTGAAGAAACCGTGAATCCAAAATATCATGCTGGTTTGTCAAAGTCAACTAAGGCTAAACGAAAAGCACAGTTTAAAAAGCAAGCCAAAATGGATGATGATAATCCAGCTGCTTATAAACCAGCACCGGGTGATGCAAGAGCAGAAACGAAACCGTCCAAATATACCAAAAGATTTAAGGATATGTTTGGCGAAGAATATATTGAAGAAGGCGTTGATGATCCTGCAATCTTTAAAGCAATCTTTCTTGCTGGTGGCCCAGGTTCAGGTAAATCATTTACTGTTGGTAAAACTGGTCTAACTGCGCTTGGATTTAAAATTGTTAATTCGGATGATAAGTTTGAGGCTGCTATGAAGAAAGCTAATCTTGAGCCAACTCCAGATAACATCTTTTCTCCTAAAGGTCAGAAACTTAGAAGCAAAGCAAAGGAACTAACTGCAAAGCAGCAAGAACTTTATCTTAATGGTAGACTTGGCTTAGTCGTTGATGGTACTGGTAAAGATTATGATAAGATTAAAAAGCAATCTGAATTGCTTAAGAAGTTGGGATATGATGTAGCAATGATCTTTGTTAATACTGATCTTGAGACAGCACAAGTTCGTAATAGAATGCGTCCACGGAGCCTTCCAAATGATCAAGTGGCTAAAATGTGGCAAGGAGTTCAGAATAATCTCGGTAAATTCCAATCAATGTTTGGATCTAACTTCGTAATTGTTGATAACTCTGAAGGTTCTAACATTGAGAAAGCAACAATATCAGCCTATAAAAAAATGGCTAAGTTTGCTAAAGAAGCTCCTAAGAATAACATTGCAAGAGGTTGGATTAAGAAACAGCTTGGAGAAGAAACTGAAATATTGATCTCTGAAAATAAAAAGGGAATTCAAAATAAAGCTAAAGCTACTGGTATTTCATATTCGATTCTAAAGAAGGTATTCGACCGCGGAGTTGCAGCTTGGAGAACGGGTCATCGTCCTGGAACTACTCCATCCCAATGGGGATTCGCTCGAATTAATTCATTCGCCACTGGCGGCAAGACTAGAACAACTGCTGATAAAGATCTTTGGGCTCAACATAAAGGAAAGAAAGAGTCTATTGAAGAATCAAAAGATTTTGAGCCGCATTGGATGTATGATCCTGAAACAGGAGAAAAAGAATGGGCAAAAGTTAAAGCTGATCATGATAGATTAAATAAAAAAGGTTGGTCCCATGAGCCAAACGAAGCTTTAGATTATGGTACTCCTGAGACAACAAAGAACTTTAAAAGAAATACTCCTGGTCAAAAGATAGAGGAAGGCGAAGGTAAGTATAAAGGAGAAACTTGGGAACAAGGATACAAAAGACGAGTAGTCAAAACCTCTGATCCAGACCACGTCGAAAAGGGTTATAAATGGCGTATAAAGGGCAAAGAACGTCCTGAAATTTCTATTAAGCTATATAAGGAAAAGCCGAGCTTTAAGGAATATAGTAAGCAGATGGAACGAGTAGCAGGTCATGAATTTGGAAAATAGTATGATTATACTACAAATGAAATAGTATAATCATATAAATATAAATCAATCAATTAACAATGGGATCACTTAAATGAATATAAAGGAACAAGAAATTATCGAAAAAACTATTTCTGAGGCATCAACCGCAGATTACACAAAAGTCTCAACAAAAGAGTTAAAAGATCTTTTAAATATCTTTAGTAATGTTAGCCGATCAGCAGCAAAACCTATTATACGTACTATTAAAGCAGAGCTTAATAGCCGTCTAAAAGAAGATTGCGAGATTGAAGAAGCTAAGGTAGTTCCATTTAAGAAACTTGAACAAGCTTGGACCAGAACAAACGGAGATAAAGCCAAACAAGCAAAGCTCATTAAAAAGCACGATTTAAAGAAGCTTATTTCCTCTGTCCGTCCTGGAGAAATTAAACTTGGGATTAAAAATAAGCTACTAGGAACAACAAAGGCTGCAACTGCAGTTGGATTAGATTTAGACGATGAGTTGATTTTTATTACAAATAATCCTCTTAAAATCATTTACCCTAAAAAGAGCACTCGTCGTCCTGAAGGAGAAGAGATCAAGGAATCAAAGGTTGTAAAGGATGTTAAAACTCTTCGATTGGAAAAAATAGTATCCCTTACAATTAAAGAAGACTGCGAAGACATTGTCGAATCTTTTATTAGTAAATCTAATATTAAAGCTGATTTTACTCCAGCTCAAATCCTAAATGCGTATAAGACATATAGTCTTAGTGAAGCAGCTGCTGATTTACGTAAGTTGAAAACTTCTAATCGAGTTAACGAAGAAACTGAGCTTGAAGAAGCTTCTGCTTCAGATATTAAAAAGGTCCTAGCTGCAGCGAAAAAAGCCGGAGGAAAAATTAAAGGAAATCAAATTGATTTTGGCATGGGTGCAGTAATCGATGTATCTATTGAAAAAGGCAAGATTAAACTTGATGCTGGTTTATCTAACGGAGTAGAATACTTTAAAAATGCCAAAGATGCTATAATGGCATTTGAATCAGTTGAACTTGAAGAAGCATTCTCACGTTTACCTGGCAATATTATTAATAATGAGCTATACACAGTAGAAAAAGATTTAAAAGCATTCGTTTCATCTCAACGCAATGGCAATGATGTTAATGAAAAGCAACTAAATAGTATCATTAAAAATCTTCAGTCTATTAAAAAGGAAATTAAAAAGTTCAATAAACCCGAAGACGTTCCAGTTAGATATCAATATAAAGAATCAGCGGATCTTGAAGAAGCTAAAATACCAAGCTCTAATATATCTAAATTTTCAAGCCCTCAAGCAGCGAAGCAAGCCGCTTCTAAACAGAAATATAAAACTCAAATATTCATGGGCGACGATGATAAATTTTGGGTTCCTTCAACAAATAAAGAAGCAGGACAGTTGAAAAAGGCTGGATATGAAGTATACGAATCAGTTGATCTTGAAGAGGCGATTAAAAGCTGGGAAGTAATAGTTATCAAGCCAGTTAACAAACTTAAAAAGAATCAAAAGGTCACTGTTAAAGCTGCTAATACCGTAACTGCTATTAAGAAAGCCGCGAAACTATTTAAAATAGATGATAAACTTATCACCGGCAAGGTTGACGTTAAACTCCTAGAATCAACTAATTTTGAAGAAGCATCCGACAAAGATCTCGATATTAAATCTATAAAAGATTTGATTAAGAATCCATCGCCTAAGATGATTAAGCAATATGGCGGAAAAGATAAGTATATTAAGATGCTTAAATCTAAGCTAACTAAGCTTGAATCAACTAATCTTTAAGAATCTAATAAAGAATATCAATAAGTGAAAAAAAGGTATTAACTGAATAAACAAACTAATAATGGGAAATATGAACTCTTCCGAAAAAACTCGTTTAGATAGAATTGAAGAAAAGATCGATAAGATGGCAGACGCCATTATTGCTCTAGCCCGTGCCGAAGAAAAGATCACGAATCTAGATGAGACAACAAGAATTATTTTAAAGCGAATGGTTGCTCAGGAAGAGCGCTTAAGGTATGTTGAACAACAACAAGCTGATGCTGAAGGAACACTAAAGACAGTCAAGTCCATTGCTTGGACATTTGTATCAGCAATTATTACTGGTTTAGGTGGAGCTATACTCTGGATGATTGGATTTCCAGCTGATAAATAAATTTTAATAACACATATCACAAACTACTATGAATTTAAATGACAAATTAACACAAGAATTGGCCAAAGCTGCCAACTCAGTAATGCATAACGAAGCTACTAAGTTGGATAAGGTAAATCCTAAAGCTGTAAAAAAGGATTTTGATGATCGTAAAGATAAAGATATCGACAACGATGGAGATGTAGATAGTTCTGATGAGTATCTACATAAGCGCCGCAAAGCCATAAGCAAAGCTACTAAAGAAGAGACAGAACTTGAAGAAGCTACTGAACTCTATAAGAAGGGTAAGCTTACTCTCACTAAATTTGCTATGGGTAAAGGCAAAGGAGCAGGTCTACAAATTAATTATGGTATGAAATTCATCCAGATCCCTGAAAAAGACATTAAGCAATTGTATACTGCAATGGTCTATGTTACTAAATCAGTACCACAATTTAAAGAAGCCGTTGAGATTGAAGAAGGATTTTATTACGATGCTATGTCACCAAAAGATAAAAAAAGGTTGAATAACATCTATAAAGAAATGGATAAAAATGAAAAGCAATCTCAAGCAGCCATTAAAAAGGGTGATGCTAAAACAGTAGATAAGCTTGGTAAAGAATATCATAAACTTCGTATGCAAGTTGTAAACTTTTATAACGAATCTGTTGAAGTTGAAGAATCAGTTGAACTTGAAGAAGCTACAATGAGCCAAGGCGTAAAAACGGCGGCAAAACATATTTATAGTCTTGAGCAATCCCTTAAAGTTGGATCAAAGCTAAATAAGGGTGTTAATAAATCGCTTGAAGGAAAATACGACGCAGACTTTAAAACGATGGAAAAGGGTATCGGTCAAATTATTAATGTTTGGGAAGAGATTGAGCGCGATTATGCAATGAACGAATCAACCGATTTTGAAAAGACTAATACACTAACATCTGATGAATATGATGAAGTTCAAAATTTTCAAAACTTTAATAAGAAAGATTGGCGTTGGCTTCCTAAACAAGGCAAATACGTCAGAAAGAAAAAAGTATAACACTTAACCAAACATAACACTATGCCTAGAAAAAAGAAAAAGAAAACAGTTGAACCAACTTCATTGCACGATCTTAAAGAGTCATTTGTTGAAGAAGTAGAAATTCCAGTTGAAGAAGTAGTAGAAGAACTAAGAGAAGTTGTTCAGCCTAAAATCAACGCGCCGCAATCATTTAGATCTTTGAGAGAAGCTAAAAAATACGCTAAAGAAAACGGCGGAAAGGTTGTAGAGAAAGGTAGATTTTACGTTCGTTAACATATGAAGTTATTCTCTGAATTAAATAATGATAATTTTGAATTATATGCTGCTAAACATTACCGAAACCTCTCTTGTATTTCTACAGAAGAGTTTTATGAAGATTTAGCGCGTTTCAAATATATACTGCGGCTTTTACGCAAATATAATGAGACTGGCATCATACAAGAGCGCCTAATCTTAAATCATATTATTGTAATATATAACGTATTTGATATTCATGCAGCAAATAGAATGATATTTTATAGAATAGATCAAGATCTATGGTCATATTTAAAACCATTCTTAATTTACTTAAACTATTTGCCAGAAGATAATAAATACAACCACGTATCAATAGACCTAACTATAGCTAAAAAACTACAAACAATATAATGGGATTACTTAGAGCAGGAGACTTCTTTTATTCACTACGATTTCTTCGTCTGTTAACCACTCCGTGGAATAAAACAAACGCATATAAGGAAGGTATTATAGATAATAAAGGTACACTAATTAAAAAGCCAGAGACATCGAAAGAGAAGAATGTATATAATACCTTTCATAAATTAGTATTTAATTTAAAAAGGTTGTTGAATAAGGTTCCACTCGGTAGGTCGACAATAGCGTCTTATGCAGCAGCGCTCTTTCTTATTAAAGAGAACTCAAATATGTCGGATACTGCATTATCAAAAATATTGACTCGATCAACTGACATTGATTTTAATAAAATCGACCTAAGCGAGCATATAGAAAATGAGTGGTATCTTACTAAAGAAAACGGCCATTTGCAAGAATCAACATATACACTTGTTAGAGACATTGCTATTCCCTCTACTGGAGATGTATTAGCTATGAAAGGCTCTCAAGTGGAGGTGAAAGAGCATGCTCCTATCGATACTATTTTTGGTATTTCGGTCTTTGAAGGCTTACACGTAAAAACACAACAGAAAATCTATATAACTCAGGGAGATATCATTCGATGATTAATGATCAAGTAACTACTGGATCAGTGGCAATTGTAGATCGGCCGCTTGGTATAAAGAAAAAAACAAAGTATAAAGACTTTAGTGTACCAAGTGACATATTTCGTCGGTTTGATACTGGAAGAAATAAATTCGAACGTTGGTCTAAATATTTAAATTTAGAAGACGATAATCAAAAAGCGATCTACTCATACGCAAAGAAAAATCGGAAATCTGTTATCATCTTAAGAGATGAAACAACTGGTGCAATGCGGTGCATAAGGCGTAAGGCAAATAACGAAAAAAGTTAATATTATTTTAATAATGTTTACTTTTTTAGGCCTTTAGTATAATATATACCCTTATAACCAGTTAAATTAATGATATTCGAAGAACAAATCTCGCGCAAACCTGATCACTATCCTTGGACAGAGGACTTTATTACAGCCATGCATAATGGCTTTTGGACTGATAAAGAGTTCAATTTTCAGTCTGATATTCAAGATTTTAAAGTCAACTTAACAGACACAGAAAGAGATATGGTCACTCGCTCATTATCTGCCATTGGTCAGATTGAAGTGGCAGTAAAAACATTTTGGGCTAATGTTGGTCAAAATCTTCCACATCCTTCTATCACAGATCTTGGTTATGTTATGGCCAATGTCGAAGTGATTCATAACAACGCATATGAGCGTCTACTCAATGTGCTTGGTATGGAAGATATTTTTGAAGAGAATCTAAAGCTCGATATCATTCAAAATCGTGTAAAGTATCTTCGTAAGTATCTTCATAAGTATTATAAGGATTCAAAGAAACAGTATGTTTATTCACTCATTCTCTTTACTCTATATGTTGAGAATGTTTCTTTGTTTAGCCAGTTCTACACAATCAACTACTTTAATCGCTTTCGTAACCTATTAAAAGATACTGCACAACAGGTTGCATATACTTCAAAAGAAGAGCTACTTCATGCTATGGTTGGTATGAAGCTTGTTAATACAATTCGTGAAGAACATCCAGAATTATTTGATGATGAGTTTGTAGATCGTATTCGACATGAGTGTATGGAAGCCTATAAAGCTGAATCTAAAATTATTGAGTGGTCAGTTAACGGCTACAAATCTGAAAATCTTTCAACTCCTATTCTACAGAATTTTATTAAGAATCGACTCAATGATTCGTTAACACAAATCGGAATTGATCCAGTATTCTCTGATGTCGATCAAGAATTATTGGAAAAGACAGAATGGTTTGATGAGGATGTTTTAGGAAACAATGCCACCGACTTCTTTTATAAGCGTCCTACAGAATATTCTAAGAAAGACAAATCATACGACGAAGACGATCTATTTTAAAAGAGATATATACATTATGGAAAAATACAATTGGTTAAATGAAGATTCACGAAAGTTCTTAGAACGAGGTTACCTAACAGGTGATCAGACACCTGAAGAAAGAATTATCGAGATTGCAAAGGCTGCGCAAAAAGAACTAAAGATAAAGGGTTTCGCTGAGAAATTCGAAGAATACATGTCCTATGGATGGTATTCATTATCTTCCCCTATCTGGGCAAACTATGGACTTAAAAGAGGTTTACCAATCTCTTGCTTTGGTTCATATATCGACGACACAATGGAGGCTATTCTAACTAAACAAGCTGAGGTTGGAATGATGACTAAAATGGGTGGTGGTACATCCGGTTATTTTGGCGATCTTCGTGCAAGAGGTAAAGAAATCTCATCTGGTGGCAAATCAAATGGTCCAGTCCATTTTATGGAGCTATTTGAATCAGTAACAAATGTTGTGTCTCAATCGAATGTTCGTAGAGGTTCATTTGCTGCTTATATGCCAATTGAACATAAAGATATACTTGAGTTTCTACAAATTCGCGATGATGGCAATCCAATTCAGCAACTATCAATCGGAGTAACTATCTCTGATAAATGGATGAAGTCCATGATTGATGGAGATAAAGCTAAGCGCAAGGTATGGGGTAAGGTGATTCAAAAGAGATTCGAATCTGGTTATCCTTATTTGTTCTTCTCTGATACAATGAATAAGAATGCACCTGATGTTTATCAAGACAAAAAGATGAAGATCCATGCTTCTAATCTTTGTTCAGAAATTGCATTACATTCAAATAAAGAAGAATCGTTTGTCTGTAACCTATCTTCAATGAATTTACTTCATTATGATAAATGGAAAGGAACAGATGCGGTTGAAGTTCTTACATATTTCCTCGATGCTGTTATGTCTGAGTTCATCCGTAAGACTGAGAGCATACCTTATATGGAAGCACCTCGTAACTTTGCGCAGAGGCAACGTGCATTAGGTATCGGAGTTCTTGGATGGCATTCTTATCTACAATCAAAAATGATTGCATTTGAAAGCTTTGAAGCTAAGCGACTTACTTCTGACATATTTTCTTATATGAAGAAAGAATCTCATCAAGCTTCTAAACTTTTAGCTGAGAAATATGGTGAGCCAGAATTGCTTAAAGGATATGGTCGTCGAAATGTTACTACAATGGCAATTGCACCAACAACGTCAAGCTCATTTATCCTCGGTCAAGTATCTCCAAGTGTTGAACCATTAAATTCAAATTACTTCGTAAAAGACTTAGCAAAGGGTAAATTCACATATAAGAATCCATACCTTGAGAAAGTTCTTAATGATCATGGTAAGAATAATCGTAATGTATGGAAAACAATTCTCGTATCGGGTGGATCTGTTCAAGGATTGGATTTCTTAACTGATGAAGAGAAAGATGTATTCAAAACCTTTGGTGAAATCTCGCAAAAAGAAGTTGTCATACAAACTTCAATTAGACAGAATTATATTGATCAGGCACAGAGTATTAATCTAATGATTCACCCTAAGACACCTGTTAAAGAGGTAAATCAACTTCTAATCTTTGCTTGGGAACAGGGTGTAAAGACACTATACTATCATCGTGGCACAAATCCTTCTCAGGAATTATCACGTAACCTACTTAACTGCTCATCTTGCGAAGGATAATGATTAAAGAAATACAATATTGTCGTCACTGCGATTCACAATACTCTATTCAATATAGAGAAGAGGATGTCGATCCAGATTTAGTTCCAACCTATTGCCCATTCTGTGGTACAGAACATTATGGTGAGGTTGAACCAATTGATGAAGAAGAATATGAATAAATAACTCTATGTGGAGTTATAAGGGTGAAGAATTTACAACCGAGATGATCGGTGACAATATAGGCTTTGTTTATATTGTTACTGATCCATTGGGTAAAAAATATATAGGTAAAAAGGGATTCTTCTCTAAAGTAACTAAACCACCTTTAAAGGGTAAGAAACGTAAACGCAGATCTCTAAAGGAATCTGATTGGAAAAAATATTGTGGATCAAGCGAGACTGTTAAGACTCTCGTAGAGGAGAATGGTTTAGATTACTTCAAACGCGAGATTTTACACCTATGCAAGACCAAAGGAGAATTAAACTATATAGAACTCCGTGAGCAGATTGTAAGAGATGTTATATTAAAACCAGATGAATATTACAATGCTTTCGCTGGAGGAAAAATCCACCGATCACACGTAAAGTCTCTATGGAAGTAATATAAAGGTTTACAATATGCTCTTTTTGGGGTATAATATATATTATGAATAAATTAAATAGAACGCGAGGTGCATCATTATAGTTTTAGATTACTCAGGAATAGCTGTAGCAGCATTCTTTGCTCATTCAAAGGGAAAAGAATCTCCTACAGAAGACATGCTTAGGCATGTAGTGCTCAATTCTATTCGTATGTATAATACGATGTTTAGAGAAGAATATGGCCAAATGGTTATCGCATGTGATGGTGGATCTTGGCGTAAAGATGTTTTTCCACAATACAAAGCAAATCGTAAAAAAAGTCGAGATCAGTCTGATATGGATTGGCCTTTCTTCTTTAATACTTTAACTAAGATTCGTACAGAGATTTCTGAAAATCTTCCATGGATGCAACTTCATGTTGGTAATGTTGAAGCAGATGATATCATTGCTACACTAGTTAAAGAAACTCAAGAGTTTGGTAAAAACGAAAAGGTCATGATTGTTTCGGCAGATAAAGACTTTATTCAGCTCCATAAATATAAAAACGTAAAGCAATATTCTCCTATGAAGAAGAAGCTTATTACTGAAAAAGATCCAATTGGTTATATTCGCGAACATATCTTCCGAGGTGATTCAAGCGATGGAGTGCCAAATGTTCTTAGTAGCGATGATGTGTTTGTTACTGAAGACGCTCGTCAAACGCCGCTATCTAAGAAAAAGATGCAAGTATGGCTAGACAATTATGATAGATTATCTGAAGTAATGCCAGAGAATGCATATCGCAATTATCAGAGAAACCAAAAGGTTATCGACTTAGACTTTATTCCTACGAATATACAAGAACAAATCATTGAAACATATAATAATACAAAAATAGCTCCGAAAATGAAGGTCCTTAATTACCTAGTTGTTAACCGACTAAATAATTTAGTATCATCTGCTTCAGACTTTTTTCCACATGAAAACAAATAAAGAAAAACTACTCCACGAGCTCTTTGAAGAAGCTCAAAATGCTAAAACTCGTGATGATCGTATCAAACTATTCAAAGAGAATGATACGTTTACGCTTAGAACTATCCTTCAACTTGCTTATAACACGTCGATTGAATTGGATTTTCCTAGTGGTGCACCGCCATTTACCGAGAATACCAATCCAACTGGCTTAGAACCAGTTAGACTAAAAAACGTGATTAAGCCTCTAGGCAATTGTGTAAAAGGCAATAATATTGCTGGATTTAAAAAAGAAAAGATCTTGATCGGAATTCTTGAGTCAATTCACACAAAGGATGCTGATATCATTATTGCAGCAAAAGATAAGAAACTAAATAAGCTATATAGTAAAATTACTAAGAACCTTGTTGAAAAGACGTTCCCGTCTCTAGTAAAATAAACATGTACATATTTAGTTATTAATAGTATAATTATAGTATGAATATCTTCGCATTATCACCAGTTCCCGAAATCGCAGCCAAATGGCACTGCGACAAACATATCAGTAAAATGGTCGTAGAATCAGGCCAAATGCTATCTACTGCCCATCGTATTCTCGATGGAAAAATGGATCGTAGACCGTCAAAGTCAGGTAAGACAATGGCAAAATATTGGGAATTGCGTGATAATCGCGAAGATGTTCTTTATAAGGCAGTGCACGTCGGTCATCCATGTACTGTGTGGACTATGGAATCTCATTCGAATTACAAGTGGCACTACCAGCTTTTTAAAAGCCTCTGTAAAGAATATACTTATAGATACAATAAGATACATCTAACAGAACAAGTATTACTTAATATTCTTAAGTCTCCACCACAAAATATCAAAAAGTCATTCATGACACCATTTGCCCTTGCTATGGGCGCAGAACCAGATTGCATTGACCATAACGATTGCATTGGTTCATATCAAAAATTCTATCAAACAAAACAAAAACGATTCGCTATGAAGTGGACTAAGCGAGAAACACCACATTGGTTTAAAACACTATGAAAAAACTAAGCGAAACATATAAGGAACTAGGGATTGCTTTTAGCTACCCTATCCAGATTAAAGACGACAACGGAAAGATGACATACTGCGAGGCTAGTGATGGCTACTGGTGGAAGGCTGAATATGATACCAACGGGAATGAAACCTATTGGGAGCCTAGCGATGGCTATTGGTGGAAGCGTGAATACGATTCCAACGGAAATGAAACCTACTGCGAGAACAGCACTGACTACTGGCATAGGTATGAATACGACGCCAATGGTAAACAGACCTACCATGAGGACAGCACTGGATACTGGCATAAGTCTGAGTACGATTCCAATGGCGAAGTGACTTACTGCGAGGACAGTAATGGCTACTGGTGTAAGTATGAGTACAATGCTGACGGCAATGAAACTTACTACGAGAACAGCAATGGATTCTGGTATAAGAAAAAATACGATGCCAATGGTAATGAGACTTACTTCAAGAACAGCACTGGCTACAAACGAGGAATACCAAAGTCCTCTAAGACCTACGAAGGTGAAGTAATAGAGGTTGACGGAATTAAATACAAACTAAAAGCACTATGACATACGATTACTATTGCGATAAATGCGAAAAAACTTGGGAAGAAATACATCAAGTTGCCGATCGAGATATCCCAGTTGGAAAAGACTGTGAATGCGGTAAAGGTGGTAAAGTTTGCCGAGGAGTATGTGCTCCTGCCCTTTCATTTCAAGGTTCTGTATCAGCTATTCGAAAAGCGGGTTCAGGATGGAATGATGTATTATCAGGTATTAAAAAGGCATCTGGTGATAATGCAAACATTGATCATTACTAATGAAAAGAAATAAAAAAAATATTAGAGAAAAACGACTTCGGAATGACGAAGATAAGTTTGATCGTAAGAAACGCCGTAAGGAAAAACTTGATAAAAAGTCATTTTCCAATCAATATGAGCATGAATTATACCTTGACAATTTAGATTATTATGATGAACCTAACACGATCGAAGACTTTCAAACACAATAGCGTTGAACTTGGCTATGATGATCTAAGTGCCGAAACAAAAGAAAGCGGCAATAGATCATATACAACTCCAGATGGAGTATCATATCCCTCAATCACAACCATTCTTGGCTATTTTACAAAGGCCTCAATCATTGAATGGAGAAAGCGTGTAGGAAATGAAGAAGCAAATCGCATTAGTAGACATGCATGCACCCGCGGTAATGCACTTCATAATACAGTTGAGAGATATATTAATAACGAAGAAGACTTTCTTCAAGGCGAAAATATGCCACACGTCCTGCAGCTTGTAGGAGCTGCTAAGAAAGTATTAGATGAGCGTTTAGATTCAGTTGTTCTTCAAGAATGTCCGCTATATTCTACTCAATTGCGAACTGCTGGACGCGTAGATCTTATTGGTGAATTTGATGGTACATTATCGATCATTGACTTTAAGACGTCAAATAGAGTAAAAACCCTTGAAGATATTCAAGACTATTTTATTCAAGCGTGTGCTTATTCAGTAATGTTTGAGGAAAGAACCGGAACCCCGATTGACCAATTAGTGATCCTAATGGTTGTTGATGGTTCGAGTACGCCTCTTATATTCATTGAAAAGACAGAAGATTGGCTTGAAAAAATGGTTAATAAGATTACCAAATATCATGCACAAAACCCTAGCTGAATATATTCTACATTTAAAGGATGCGATGCCTTTAGATATGTGTAAAAAACTAATCGAAACATACGATTCTGTTAGCCAATCTGATCCAAACTATGTAAAGCGAGAGAGTAAGATCTTCGATTTCGCTGAGATCAATATGCTTGATCATGCGGCATTTGTCGAGTTTCGTGAACCGATGGGCGAGTTGATGAGAGCAGTGAATAACTTCTATATGGATAAGACACATAATGCACTAAGAGATAAGTTAGTGTGCTATGAGCCAATGAAGGATTACGAAGCTCCTCGAATCAAGAGATATGAGCCTAATCAGGGAATATTTGATTGGCATATTGATGCTGCTGATCAAGCCTCTTCGAAGAGAGCAGTGGTCATGTTTTGGTATCTCAATGACGTGGAAGAAGGTGGAGAAACGATCTTCGATATCGGTGATGAGGTAGCAATAAAGCCCGAAGCTGGATCAGTTGTATGCTTCCCACCAACATGGCAGTACCCACATAAAGGTGCCACACCGATCTCTGGACCAAAATATGTGATATCTTCATATGTTTGGCTGCCAGAAAATCATCCAATTTGTGATTAATTGGGAAATTTATTTCCTAATCGCACAACCTATTCTTAATCAATAGAATATATCGGTATACAGTGGCGAGCTTATATGGTATAATATATCCATAATCAAGTTAAACATTATGAATATTACTGAAAAAGAAAAAACCCTTATTATGATGATCGCTCGTAATGAGTATAATTCGGCGAATTATGGAGTGCCTGAAGACATTTCTGAGACTAACACTTGGTGCAATTGCATCGATGTCAGTTTCGTTTATGATCACATGGAAAAACTTTCATCAACCACTATACCAGGCGTGATGGCTTCTCTCGTGAAGAAAGGATTTGC